CGATCTCTCATTGCTGAAACGACTTTCGGATTTGTCAGATACGCCGCGTTGTCCGTCAACGCATTGTCGATTCCGACCTCTTCCTCCAGATCAACGAGCTTCGCATAAGTGATCGCCCCGCCATTCGTTCCCATAGCTACGGAACCGATTCCGGACGTTGCGAGGATTCCGGTCGGCTCGTTGGTTCCGCCACCTTCGATCGCAACTTCGTCAACTTTTCGAGCAAATCCTTGAATCAAATCTTGACGAATCACGTCTTCGACGCTGGGGGAGCTCTGGAAAGCGAGTCGACGTGAAATGTCAACGTAAGCTCGGAGCTCTTTCGGAGCCATCGTGATCTGCCTGAAAGTCGGAGCTCCTTCGGTCGGAGCGCCATTCTCAGCAACAAAGGCCGCAGCCGTTGCCGCATGGAGCGCAGGAATCTGAACATCACCCTGAAGCCCTGTCATCATCCGAGCACCGAGAGAGGCTGTTACAAGATTCGCTCTGAGAGCGTCAACAAAGTCACCCGCGAGATGCTCTGTTTCGATTAATCGAGAACCGTGCGCAGGTGAAGCAGTCGTGATGTCCCGGGAAAAGAACTCGCTCGGAACATACATGCCGCGAGGATCTTGTCCGTAACGCTGCTGTAGCTCTTGGCTGACTTCTTTTTCGAAAGATCCTTCTCCGCTCATCAAACTGCGAATTCCGTTCATTAAGCTATATTCGCGAGTTTCTCTCTGGTTAAGGCCGACGCTATGGTCGACTTCCAGAGGCTTGTCTGCGATTTTTTCGAGTAGCTGACCTCTAAACTGATCGGTCGGCATTTGATTCGAAACTGCGTCAACAGCAAGATCAACCAGATTGTGTCTTTTGCCGAGAGCCATGATTTCTTTTACATCACATTTTTTTTCGACCGCTTGATCGGTCGTCTTAGTTTCTTCAGTCATGGGTGTATTATCCTCCACAGTTATGACTTTATGTTTTAAAGAACGCCCGACACCGACTGACGAGTCGGCTGGAAGCGAAACGATTGATACTTCTTTGATTTCGGCGTCGACGACACGATAAGTTTCCTCGTCGTCCTCGTCTCTGACCATTTTATTTACGATATATCCAATGCTGACATTGCTTCGGATACCATCGCGAATATCTTCAAGAATCTCTGAAGCTCTATCACTCTTTGAGAATCTCGCTACAGCTCTGACCTTTCGACTGCCCTCATCTAAAGTCATGCTGTCGATTACCCCGATTTGATCTTCGGGATCGTGATTCAGCAATAAAGGCATATTGCCGCTCTTGCCGAAGTCAATATTTAAACTTTTCCGATCGTGAACAACTATTTCGCGACCGAACTCTCGATCGACCGGAGTCTCCGAACTGACCGACATCCGAACTCTTCGATCTTCGATTTCCTCCGCTTCCATCGCATCCGACCGACGAACTATCTGAATCGAGCTCACGTCTCGCACTTCAGCCTCGACTTCACGCTCTTCGTCGCGATCCTCCTCGATTTCCTCCGGATACTCGATTTCTTCTTCGGATTCTATTTCTTTTTCCGACTTTAAAAATCGAATCGTTATGGAATCGTCATCTTCAGTGATTCCTTCTATATGTCTCAATTCATCCATTCTGGAATCCTCCTCATTGACAGATTGTAACTTGTGACCGCCGGGAAACAAGTCTGTGTCATGCTCGCCCCCTTGAAATCGATCATTTTTTAACGCAAAAAGAAAACTATTAACCCGGGCATACCCCCATTGTTCAGGGCTTTGCACCCCGGGCCTGACGCTTGAAGGATTCGTCTTGTAAGCGCCAATCCCTCTCGCCATCACCTCTCGAAGCATAGAGAGACTAGCGCGTCTTACCGCATCATCTCCTATATCCTCGTTATGATCCGCGACTTTAGCTTTCAAGGCTTTTTCTACAGGCTCAGAGAGCTCGTCCCTGGGTCGTAAGTCGTTGATTTTATTGATATTTATATCTTTTCTCTTTTTGCCTTCGAGCTTTTTAATCAGCTCTAAGACTACATCCTTCATCCGCTGCTCGCCTAAAACGCCGACAGAACCCCACTTCATTTGAGCAATCACCCCGCCGACATTGGATTTATTAGGTTCCACATCTCCGTCGACGAACTGCTTCCCGTCCTGAAAATGTCTCGCAGACCAAGCCTCTCTCTCACGGACCCAGCCCATGACGCCGTCAGTCCGCGAGCCATCTTTATATTTTGCGTAATATTCAAAAGCCTCGTTTCCCCGGATGTTTCCGCCGAGCTCCCAAATCTCAGGATTAAATTCCTTGATATTTTTAGCGAAGCCAATATCAAACCTTTCAAAGTTCGAGTTTCTGAGAGAGACTTTCTTGTCATCTCCCTTTGCTGGAAAATTAGTCGCCAAAGGGCTCACCATCCGGATCTATTTTGATCGGACCGAAACCGCTCGCTCCACCGCCAAACGGCTCGAACGCAAATTTCAATCCATACTGATCGGCCAACTGCTTATCCTTTTGTATCTGAGCGAAATTCTCTTCTACGTCTCGGCCATAAACACTTTCGACGTCTTGAAGCGATAACAGACCATTCTGCAATCCGATCACCTGAGCATTGATCTCCTTCATTGGGTCAATCCACTGAAATCCGCGAGGTCTATATGATATTCCATCTGCAAACTTGTCGAATTTGTCGATCGGCAAATTTACCATTCCTTTCGTTATTGATTGAGTCAGCCACGCCCGAAATACTGGCTCGACAAAATGTTTGATTAGATATTGTTGATGTTTTTTGTAAAAATCTCGGTCCTCAATACTTCCCTGCCGGATCGAAGAATAACTTGTCTGAGTGAGATCGTTCGCTAACGAGTGATAGCTGACCCCCAGACCTGACGCGATTCCTCGCAAAATACTTCGTTCAAAGTCCGCGAACGCAGATGTTGGGTGACTAGGATCGAACGCCTGAAACTCAACACCTTTAGGGAGCTGATGAAAGGTTCCCGGCTCCGCATCCATTATCGGGATGTCTTGCTCTAAGTCGTCCGGAAGGAACCCATCGCCAGCCCGGGAAACGAAAAATCCGACTTTTGATGCTGCCGTCCGCGCAGCTACAAGCTCGGCTTCCCTGTATCCGTGGAGCATATTGAGATCAATGATACTAGCAGAGAGCCACGGGACACCCCGGGTCTGATTGACTCGATCCATCAGATATAAGTGCAAAATGTTTTGAGCGTCAATCCTTACCGATGTCCGATCCGCCAAACTTCCTAGCTGATAGTCTCCCGGGTGCTTCGTTAAAACGTAATAAGCAACGGCCCTTCGATTTTTGTCGAGCTCGACCCCCATGCGGATCTCGTTTCCGTTTTTTGGGTTGACGTCGTTCTTTTCTTCGTCGATCAAATCAGCCTCAATAAACTCTAAGGCGAACCCATTTTCGTTGACGTCCGTATTAAGAAGCCTGACGAAACACTCTCCGTCCCGGGCTAGGGATTCCATCACTAGATTTTGCGCGTCAACGAAATCCATTTTACCGTCAACAGTGCATTTTCCGAGCCGACTCCATTTCTGAAACTCTCTCTCGATTGCTGTATTAGCAATATTGTCAAGTGTCTTGTCCGAGTTGACTGATTTACTCTGAATCGCGATTCCTCGCTCGCCCACCACGTTCACTTGAAGCAGAGATAGATATCGCCTGACATATTCATTATTTTGAGACAACTCTCGGCATCGATTCCTCAACTTCCTAAGCGAATACCGGATCTCTGCATCAGCGGATCTGGTGCTGCTGACAAAATCACCGAAAAGCCGTCCAGATCCAGCCGCCTGATATTGCCGAACAGAATCGACTTTCTTTTTTCTTTTAAAGCGATCAAACAAAGCCATCTGTAAACCTCACTTTGATAGTCGATTGAGGCTTTCTTCCGAGACGAATGTTTTCTTCAGTCTGTTCTCTCAAAAGCTCTGCGCGGTAATAATCTCTCCAAATTATCAGATCCTCGATGCCCAATTTTGTTAAAGACCGACCTTGAATCGAGTAATTACTTACGTCGCTGTCTGCTCTCCCTTCAAGAAGAGAATCGATCTTTGTTAGCATGATTCTAGCGTGACTGCGAGCGTCCTTATCTTGTGAAGCGAAATCCGTAATGATCTTGGTGCGACCTTCGTCCACTGTGACGCGAACACTATCAGAGCTTCTTGTGATATATGCTTGCCATTTGTAAACGCCGTAAACCGCCAGTGATAGGGTGTCTGCGCCGTTGATCTGACCGTAGTATCCCGCAGAATCCTCGTTCGCGGTAATGCTCAAATTAGTGTGAGTCCCAGTCTCACCCGTGTGCTGAAAACTATAAGTTAATACATAGTCAGCGGCGGGAAAGTCGGTTATTAGATCATCTCTCCGCCAGAGAATCAGATCACCCGCGACAATCGTTTGTGGCTCACCCTGACCAGCGTCCGCTGGAGAAAATATATTTCCCATTCGAATATTACCAGTTGTTAACGAATCCAGTTTTCCGGAGTCCGCGAGGCTTCTGTTTGACAGCCTGTTCCGAACTTTTCTCTAATCGAATAATATTAACATTTATATTTAAAATATGATAACAGGCGATCGC